CTGAGGCCGCAGACTTGGCGGCCGTTTCGATGCCCCCGATAGCGTTGACCGCCCGCGTAAAGCCCGCCTCGTTTACTTCCGCGCCAATTAATACTGAAAGGTCGCCGAGGGAGGCCATAGGATTAGTCTTTTATGGGGGCGAATCGTTTACCCGCCTTTCTGGCGAGCGCTTCCATGCGCTGCCACCACGATTCAGGCAGTGGCTTGGATGGAATTACTTCGGGGTCTACTAAGTGCAGTGGCCGATAGGCAGATTCGGTTTTGGCCTTCGGGCTCTTAGCAAAGCCCTGCGCGATGTTGTAGAGCTGCGTGGCGACCATCCGCGGGCCGACTAGGGCCTGCTGCTCCCGATAGCGCACGTTGAAAAGCAGGTCGTCGTAATCCGCCCAGGTTAGCTCCCAAAACTCGGATGGCCGCAGGCCTACTATGCCTACGGCTTCCGTTAGCACCCTAGCCCAGGTTATGACTTTGGCGTCTTCCTTTTCGGCGCCGGCTTCGTCTTCCCGCCCCGTTGCGCCGTTAGCGTCGGGGCCGGTGCGTTTCCCGGCCGGGCGGCTTGGCGGTTGATGCGCAGCGTCAGCAGCTGGTAATGCGTCAGCAGCGGCTTAGCGGCTTCAGCTAGGGCTTGCTCATCGCCCGAGGCTTCGGCTTCGTCAATCCAATCGCTCACGGTATCCACGTCAAAATCGACGGGACGCCCTTCGCGCTTGGCGCCAGCTACTAGGGCTGAATACAGAAACTGGCTGTTCTCCGTAGGCGTCAGGGCCTTGCGGCCGGCGGGTGTGTACGTCTCGCCCTTATCGCGCTTTTCTTTGGCGTAGAACTGATTCAGCCCTACTTCCATGAATAGCTTGTTGTAGTCCTGCAAATCAAATCCCTCCTTTTGCAGTTCACAAAAAAGGGCTGTTTGCCGGGTGCCGATGTAGAAGGGCCGCAAGGCCCCTCCAATCTGCATCATGCCATCGCCGATAATCGTATTCATACTAGCCTGCGGTTACAACCGTGATAGGCCCCGAGCCAGTCAAATCAGCCGACCAGGTGACCACGCCCGTCTCGGGCTGGGTCCAGGTCAATCCACTCACATAGGCTTTGCCAGCAAAGCGCTTATCTCCTGTCACGAAAGTGCCATACTCCACGTCTACCAGCGTGCCTTCATCGAGCATCTCGAAGATGTCGAACGCGTCCACGTTGGTAGCGGCTTCAGCACTGGTGAACTTGCGAGCGTTGGCCGATACGCTGCCTGTCCAGCTTTTGAGGCCGGGGGAAGACTCTGCCCAGCCGCCCGAGGCGCCGCAGGTGGCAGGGTCCATTGCGCGGCTGACAGTAAGGGTAGCGCCGGTGGCGCAGCCCACAATGATGTCGCCGATGCTGAAATTTACATCTACGGCGTTTACGACTTGTGCCATGATTAGACAGGGAGTTAAAATGTTAAATGTTAATGGCTCGGATGCGACCAGCCTGCACCCGGCGCACAGGAGCCAGCGGGGCGCCGGTGTCGGCTGCTTGGTTGTAGTAGACTTCCCAGCGGTAGCGCAGCAGCCGCCGCACTAGGATAGATTCGCCATCCGTTTCGCGCAGCTCAATGCCGGGCGTAAGCTCACCTGGCTGGCAGTCCCAGCCGGGGGCAAGTTCCAGCCGCTTGCGCCGCAGCCTGGCGTTAATCTGCGTCACCAAAGACTCAACTACCGAGCTGGTAGCAACTCCTTCCGCAAACTGCGTGACCACATTCAGCAGCACCGTGCAGCTAAAGTGGTCGCAGCCAGTAGAGCCAGGGGCGTCGGCGTCGGTGGGCTGCTCGATGACCACGTAATGGCTCGCCTCATTGCCGGGCAAGTGCTGGTACACCTTCACGGCCGCGCCATTCCATTCGAGGGGCGGGGCTTTGAGGGTGGCTAGTAGCGCCGGGAGCAAGTAGGCGAGGGGATTCATTTAGGAAGTGCGTAGTTCACGATACCCCACCATGCGACTAGCTGCTACTAGGTCAGCGCCGCGTAACTTGAAATCAGCGACAACCTTAATTGGCTTGCGACGGGAGCCGATGTAATACCCAAGGCAGGCAGCTAATAGTAGACGGGTGAGCATAGCTAAAACAGCTTTAGGTTTTTCTTCAGGTTGGCAGTGAAGGCGGCCCGGTTCTTCTCAAAAGCCGGAAACATGAAGGGTTGCGCCCGCTGAAAGCGCGTACCAAATTCTAAGTAAGGCGCGTAGCTCACGTTGGTAGCCACCGTAGCAGAGAGCCCATTGGGAGCGATTTCGGCGTGTATGGAGGAACGCAGTCGCCCGGTATCAACCGGGGCGAATTGCTTGGCGTCCGACTCAATCAGCAGCGCCGTTTCGGCTACCGTCTGCTGCACCCCCGCTTTAATTCGCGGCACTAACAGCTTGGCCCGGTCCAGGACACCCGAGATGCCCTTTATCTCAAGGCTCAGACTATTTGCCACTGTTGAAGCAGGTTAAAATGACGTATTCGTTTTGCTGCAAGTCGTTCACCACCCGCTGCACGTTCAGCGTTTCCCCCTTCCAGCGCACTCGCTGTTTGGCGGTGCGACTGATAGTGGGCTGGTCGCGTAGCGTGATGCGGTAGGCCGCGTAGTTGGCTACTTGCCCGAGAGTCAGTAGCTCGCCCCCCGAAATGGGTTCGACCTTAGCCCAATAGGTAGCTTCAACCGGCGGCCCTGGCGTGTACCCGCCTAGCCCCTCATCTTCCACCGGCACGCCAGGGGTAATGAGGGTAACGCGCTGGGTCAGCTCGCCGGCGTGGATGCGTCCCATTAGCAGAAGCCTAGAACGTTTACCCGCGCTTCGGCCAGCTTCACCCGCCAGCTTACCGGCAACTCGCTGAACGCGCCCGCTTGGCTCGTTTCGCGGTTCTTGTACCACTCACCCACTAGCTCGATGATAGCCGACTTCGCTAGGCCTAGAAATCGGGTATCGCCCGTGGTTTCGGCCGTTACCTCGTAGGTCTGCGCGAAGGCCGCCGACAAGGGCAACTGGCGTTCAATACTGATACCCTTCTGGTATTCCACCAACCAACTGCCACGGGCGTCCAGTGCCTCCAGTGTAGTGAAGTACCCGGTTACACTGACCGGCGTGGCCCCTACTGGTAAGTCATAGGGTTCTTCGAGCGTGTAAGTAATGCCCAGTGTTTGCGGGGCGAAGTAGCGGCCGGTATAGGCCTCTACTTTCTCCCGTGCGGCGCTGTTTAGGCCACTGATGTACTCCAGCTGCCCCCACAGGGCGGCATCCACGCCCGCTGGCGGGGGGCCGGGAGCGTAGCTAGCCAGCAGGTTCGCGTCCAGGTCCAGCCGCAATGCCGCATTGAGCAGGGCCAGCGAAACTGGCTCAGCGGTGGGTGGGACTAGGACGCGAACTTGGGGCATGGGTTACTTGGTTTCGGCGGGGCCGGCTTTAGGCTTGGTTTCGCGGTCGGCAGCAGGCTTAGGCTTGCCAATCACCTGCGCCTTGGGCTTTTCAGGCGTTTGAAGTGGCGCATCGGCTGGCAATTCCTTCACCAGCCCAGCCTTAAGCAACAGGTTTGCGCGGGCTTCGCTCGTTTCAAAGCGGTCACCCCGGCGCATGAACCCCTCATCTCCCGAAAAGGGGTTCAATGCTTCTACTTTCTTCATCGGTTAGGCCCGCTGAATCAGTGGCTTAGCGGTGTCGAAAGTGCCTTTTACAAAGCCCTTGGGGTAGCCTACTTTCAACGCAATGCGCTTCTCAATCACGATAAGCAGCAAGTTGTGCAGGGCGTCATCTTCGTTTTGGTCGTAGATGCGCACGCTCAGGCCAGTGCGGTCAAACAGCTGGGCACCCATTGCGAAGTCACCCACCAAGAACTCGCCAGCGGGCATTGCCGTGTTTTCCACGATACGCACCCCCGAAATCGAAGGGATTGTAGTGCCGAACAAGGCAGCGGGCACGAGGTAGTGCCCGTCTTCGCCTTTTTCGAGGTCCATCACAGCGACATCAACCGGGCTCAGGATAATAAGCGTCGGCATGAAGTGCTCTACGGCCAACTGGGCAACAGCCGAGCGCAGCACGTCAAATTCGTTGGGGAATTCTACTTTTACGCCCGCGCCGGTAAAGGCCGAGGCTTGGGTGTACACGCCTTCGAGGTGGTTGCCAGTGCCATCGCCGAATAGAATTTCATCGTCTTCGATGTAATCAATATCAGCGATACCCTCCTGCTGAATGGTCGAAACCAACAGTGGAATGTCATCTACCGTTTCTTCGGTGATTTTGAACGTGTTGGCTACCTTCTTAGCGTCTAAGCGCTTAGTAATGAAGCCAAGGTCCGAACGGCCTTTTAGACCACCTTCACCGACCATGCCAGCGCCACGCGTGCGCGAAGCGGTATGCTGCAAATAGGTTGCCGAAGCAGTACCCATTTGGCCCACGTTCATGTAAGCACGAATATGGTCGCGTCGCTTAGGGTCCGACACGACGCCAGGTAGCATCGTAACCGAGGCGGGGCCGCCGAGCGTTTGCACGCTGTTCAAGCCGATAACCACGGCGGCTTTTTCGCTCAGCTCAATATTAACCGAGTTTTTAGTGCCAGGCTTTACCGCCTTGATTTTGTCGGCCACATCGTTAAACGACTTCATTAGCTCAGCAACAGCTTCCTGGCCGTTGGTAGCAACAGTCACTGACTTGCCGCCATTGCGCTTTTGCTCTAAAGCAATCTTATCGATTTCACCATTGGCTTTTGTGATTTCAGCGAGCGCCTTGGTTGATTCTGCTAGTGCCTTAGTGGCTTCGGCAGTAGCGGCTTCGGCTACGGTTTTTACCGCCGAAACAGCCGCGTTGGCCGCCTCTGTAGCGGCGGTTTGTACCTGTCCTTTAAGCTCAGCCGCAGCTTGCTCAATGGTTTTTACGTTCTCACTCATTAGAGTTAAGCAGTTAAGAGATTGAAAAAATGATTCAATGCCTTCTCGCCGCTCGGCTCCACAGATTCCAGAGTGGCAGGTGCCGGCTCTGGAGAAGTGCTAGGGAGTGAAATCAGTCCTTTGTAGGCGGTTTGCAGGGAGTCAGCCTCTGCCTGTAATTGCTCGTAAGTTGAATCCTGCATAGTGCCCGTGCGCAACGCCTTGAACAACTTGCTCATGCGGGCATTGAGTTGGTCCACAGCCGCTAGGGCTTTCGCGCCATGCGACTTAATGCCGACTAGCGGGGTCTCTGCGTTAGCCCCCCAGGTTACGGCCGACACTTCCCACAACTTTAGCTCCGTGAGGCGGCGCACCGGATTTTCAGGGTCCGTGTTGTCGTACTCGCTCTTGATGGTGTTGAAGCCAACCGAATGCTCTAACAAGTCCAGTTCATAGAGGGCTAGCGCGTCGTCGGCGTCCTTGGTGCTCGCCAGCACCGACGTGCAGAGCAGTCCCTTTTGGTCTTCGACCAGCTCCGTGAACTTGCCGATAAT